TGCCGCCATTGCTGCCTCTCGCTCCAACTAGAGCAATGGCGATAGCCACGTTACAGGTCCGTGCTTATGTACCCGAGCATCAGGGCAATGCCAATAACGCTGCTGGTCCCGCCAGCGCTCATCCAGCCTCTCGGGGCAAGCAATGTGTCTGCTGCCGGCATGTCGGCACCGAAGGTTCCGGATGCGCTTATGCCAGTTGAGATATCCATAAAATCCCACCCAACGGTGGTCGATCCAGGGGCGCAGAACATTTGCAGGCAGTAGGCGTCAGTCCGGTCAACCGTTGGCACGGGGAATGATGCACCAAGGTCGGCCTTCGTTGCCGTCCCTGTACCATCGTTGCTAATGATCTGAATGTTGGCATCTGCCTCATCCCAGCCAACCCCGAATTGGTTGAGTATCGTTGACGGCTGCACGTCGGTTGGTGCCGCAGTTGAGGAACCAAGGCCAACAAAGCATCGATTCGTGGTCGTTGCGACGCCGGTCGCCGGGCCAAACACGAACGTGTACCTGAACCCGCCACGACGAGGGGTGGCGCTGTAAAAATACTGCGCAACGCCACTACGGAACCCAGCAACAGCCGTCGTTGCTGGGGTGGTGACACGATACTCAAGCCGTTTCGACGCTGTGTATGCGTTTGTGGTCGCCACATTGGCCGTAGTAGGCGTACCTGTAGCTGTCAGTGCGGCGGCCCCGACGGCGGTAATAGTCGTTGCGTTACCAGCGGGCAACCACATCGCTGCTCGCGTACCACCCAAGTAGGGCTGCAATGGCGAGCTCAGTCCGGACGGCCCGATGAATGCAGGCATTGCTCCGCCAGCCACGCTCATTCCGAATACGGTAACAAGCCCGGCCGCTGGCGCAGATGGCGTTGCAACGAGCGGGTAATCTATGCCAGTCAGAACATCGTGGTCATCTTTCCAGTCGCTGAAAAGAACATCATTCGACGTACCAACGTCAGCGCCAACTGGAACCTTTTTGTGTTTTATGCTCACGTTCCCGCCTCACGTCTAATCAGCGTTGCTTTCATCAGATTAAACCTTTTCAGTGGGATTTTCATTCATCTTCGTTGCAACCGTCGCACCGACGTTGCCGGCCATATATAAACCGACAACCCACTGGCTATAGCTTACCCATGTAAGCCCGTCTATAGCTCCAAATGCGAGGACACCGATTCCCGCCGAGAAAGCAACGACTGCTAGCACGAACTTTCGTGAAAGCAGTTGTCGGTCAATCTGCATGATTACTACGCGTTGTTGCGAGTAACGGTGAAGGTATTGATCGTGACAGACTGCCCATTGGCGATGGAGATATTGTCCAACGTCATTGCGCCACCACCACCGGTAACGGTAATGTCGCCCTGAATACCTACTACTGTACCGGCCGCATTTTTGATTCGGAAGTAGCCGGCGTTGGAGCCAGCGCCAGCGCCTGCTAGGCCGGTCGTAACCCACGTTCCGAGTTTGGTTTTTGCACCAGCCGAAGATGCTGCCAGCCAGTCAGACGGAAGCGCAAAGTCAACGATCTTCGTGCCTGTATCAGCGGCGGCTGCATTTGCAGGCATGGCGCCTGTGAATATTTGAAGCAATGGTGCTGCGCCGATCGATGTTTCAAGCGCGTCATTCTGTGCATCACGTGCAGCAACGCCATATTGGAGAGTAGCCATTTAAGTATCCTCGGTGTGGGTGGCGGTAGATTACACCAATTTTGCAATTAGCGCGTCCTGTTGGGCAATGAGAGAATCCATCTCGGCAACGATGGCTTGCGATTCCTGCGCCTTGCCTACCAGTGTTTGCGCGCGCCCTTTCAACGACAGACGCTTTGCCTTGATCTTGTCACGTAGCGCCTTTAGTTGCGCCAGCGTGTCGGGATCAGGAGCAGGAGTAGGAAAACGAACCAACGATGCCCTTTGTTACCGTCGGCTGAGAAACGAATGTCGCACCGTTCAGGGTAATAACGGCCGTGGTCTGGCCGACGCGATCAACCGACAAGACGTGCTGGATCGGAACGGGCTGAGCGGTCAGTGGGACTTCGGCCACGGGAACTGAGCACGTTACGTTGAGGATGCCAAGACAGAATGCAAGAATCATTTCCTTCCCTCCAATATTGCGGAAACCGCCTTCACAGGCAGCACAATGACAACCGGGATCGATTGCCTAAAAACTGAAACTTTTATTTTCTGACTGGTATCCATTCTATTTCTTGACTTCAAGTATTACCGCGTCGATTGCAGTTGTCCGAATCGTGGCGCTCGCCCTTATGGCTTCCTTTCTCCCCGTATACCCCTCGCTTACGACGAGAATCCTGCCATTACGCGCCCTCAAGCGAACATACCAATCGCCATTTTTGCCTTTGAAAGCCTCGAATCTCGCATCATTCATGGCAGTTGAGTCCACCTTGGAGTAAGGACAATGGCCCCGATGAACAGCGGAACGACATACTCGGGAGGGCCGGGGATGTACACTTCTGCATCAAACCGCAACTTCCGCCGGACGTTCGTCGAACTCATGGCCAGAACGTCGGCAGCGTCAACCTCAAGATCGATTGTTCCGGTCAGCGGCGCTGGAATCGCAAGACGCCCATTGTCGGTTGACAATTCCATGACCAAGGCGTTCGTATCTGGATCCCGAACATGCATCCGAGCCTTGTAGCCGGTAAGGTCAACCGGAGGCCCATCAACTGAGGTCAGAAATACCCACGTTTCCTGCCATGTCGTCCGCAATGGCAAAACGATTGGCGCGGATACGGTGAATTGATTTGCCATGTCTACTTCACGATACGCGGCTTACGCGCCGGATTGCCTGCCGAAATATCGTCGATCTGTTTATTGCGCAGGTCGTTACTACGATCCTGAAACTCTTTGTTGCGCCGCGTCACGAAATTGTCAGGCGGCGCAGCGAGGCGGTCAACGGCAGGCGTAGGTCGATTGAACAGGCGCTTCGCGGTTTCTGCGGCACGATCAAGGATGCTTTTTGGTTTTTCTGGCTGCGGCGGCGGTTTTCCAGCAGCGATTGCGCGGTTTCGCCGGATTTCTTCTTTCTGTGCCTCGGTGAGAGCCATATCAATTATCCTTGTCTACAAGTGCTCCTGAGAGAGCGCCAATTTTTGCCAATCTATCGTATGCGTCAGCTAGTGCCGACAGCGCAGTTGATAGCATACCCTGCAACTGGTCTTGTGTGTAGCATCCAGTCGAACAGCCCTGGCTCACCATATCGGCTGGCGCTGGCGCTTCCTGTAGCGGTGTTGGAATCGTCAGGCGTGGCGGTATCTCCACGTACACCAACCGGGTCGTTTCGATTACCGCCGGAGGCTCCGGTGGCCCGGCGAGTGGCTTCCCACTGGTCGCGCAAGCTGTCAGAAACAGGCCCGCAAACAGGATGAACGCTCCATGTGGAACATTGTTTGTCTGTGGCATTTGCAGTCCTCCGGTTTAATTCGAGTTGTGCTTGCAGTTTATTCCTCTCAGATTTTGCCCGCTCAAGCGCGTCGGTAGTTTTTTTACCTTCGATGGCAGCAATCGCCGCCTTGTCTGCCAGTTCATTGATACGAGTGATTGCCGAGTCGCGCTGCGCTGTCAGGGTTTCCGATACTTTTTCAAAATCTTTGATTATTCGAGCGCGTGTCTCTGACCTTTCCTTCCATACGTCACGCTCAGCCAGCGCGCCTTTGCGCCCAGACTCACTTGCGAACACTGCCATCAAAAGAACTGCAATGAGAATATACGGGCCAAGTTTCAAAATCAAAGCGGGATTCACAGACCTCTCCTTGCCAATTCTGCCTCGGCATAACGCCGCCTTTTCATGCCAACCTCGATGCTGCTGTTTTTCCAAATGCGCTCCATAGCCTCAAGGTTCTTTGCGATGCACTCAACATCTAGCGCTGGAACGCAGGTATCGGCGATGATGGCTATTTCGAGCCGTGATCGACCAGTTTTACTAGCCCCGCGATTGTATACCAGTGATACCAGCGAATCCTGAGTAAATGGCGGCAGCAAATCAAACTTCTCACCAAATGCTCGCCTTGCGATGGATCGGTATTTGATAACCGTTGAGCCACGGAATACCACTAATGCATCAGGCCAATGCACCGTAATGTTTTGCATTGAGGCTACAACTGGAATTGCTGATCTGCCAGTAAATCCAGACGCTGAAGCCATTTGGTCAACGTCTTGGTGGAAGGCCCAGTCCTCACGAATTACTCTAGCCGGTTGGTGTCCAGCGTCGTAGCCAATCCCCCACGTCGGCCCTGAAGCGGTTCCGTTACACGCTGGGCATATCGGGTGCAGGTATCTCGTTTCGTACGTCCGCCTCGACCCAATCTCGAACTGGATTATCAGTTCAGCACCAGCTTCAGTGATCGCTGGCGTCGGTGGTTCGTAGCCCACAACAGGCCCGCACCATGCCATCATGAGAATCAGTGCTGGAAGATGACCCATGACCACCAGCCTAGCCATGCAACCCATGAAAGACGATCAATTGCGATGGTCACTAACGCGCCCCATGACACATCATCTTCGATCAATCGCGCACATCGATACTCGTCGCCGTTCTCAATCTCATACCAGAAATGTGCCTTACAGGCCCAAGCGAGCGAGACAGCTAGAAGCCCCTTTACCACCATCATGAGCGCGAAGTACAGATCGCCAAACCCGTCAATCCCGCTTCGTGCATCCAGCGTTGGGATTATCTTGAACGCGAGAATCAACAGTCCGCTTGCGATTACTATCGCAATCCACTCACGGTGGCGCAAACACATGGCTACAATTCTCTTGAACATAGCTACCCCGTGGATTTGCTTTTGATGAGACTACGCTGTCAATCGGATGCTTGCAAGTCCCGTCCCCACTTTCTAGCACTAAACCCGGAACCAGCTGGTGCTGTTTCAGCAGATGGTACTGGGCCATCCCAATCGTCTGCGCGCATGATGTCAAACCGATTCTTGAGCGGGATTATGTCTCCGGTCTTTATGTCTCTCCCCTTGCCAATGATGGCTTCAATCAGCCCTGGACGGTCGTTCGGCTTGTAGTAGTCCCAGCGGTGCAAGAGGATAACTACGTCTGCCACCTCCTCGATACCGCCACTTGATTTAAGGTGCGTCATGGCTGGCCGTTGGCCGTCCTTTGCGGCATCACGATTTAGCTGTGACAGCACGATAATCGGGCAGCCAAGCTCCTTTTGCAGTGCCTTGAACTCTCGCACGGCATCGCCCATCTCGCTCGATTCGTTGCGCTTTCCGGTCAGTTTGACCTCCTGAAGGTGGTCAATGACAACCAGTTTTATCGGTTGGCGAAGATGCTCTCGCATGGCTCTGGCACGAATCTGCATTGGTTCAAGGCGAGCCGTATCGTCAATCCACAACGGACAATCCTTCAACTGCGAAATGGCGCTTGTCACCATCGGCCAGTAGTCGTGCTCGTCGTCAGGTTGCCGTAGCCAGCGGTTCGGTATCTCGCCCAAAGCAGCAACCATGCGCTGCATCACGGCCTTTTTGCTGGATTCGAGCGAAAACACTGCGACCCTGTTCCCCCTGAGCGCAGTGAACGCGGCGATCTGGAATGCCAGC